GGGTGCCTTTGTTTTGGTGGCGGTGTGCTGTTCCTCTTCGTCTGCCGCCATGATGATGATGGGAGGGGATGGTGACGCCGCCGCCGCAGCAACAGGAGCAGTAGGCCCAGCTCCTCCAGCTCCAAAACACAGATATGTGAGAATTACTCGCGATAAAGAGGGTACCGACCACTGGATGAACTTGGCAGAAGTTGAAGTGTTCTCGGGGGGTACAAATGTTGCCCAGGGTAAAACGGTTACACAGAGTTCTATATCACACCCAGGAACTTTTGATCCACCCAACCTGGTCGATGGAAACATGACTAACTTCGCACATACCAATAATGCAGCGCTCGAATGGTTCCAAATAGATCTTGGCCAAGACTACGAGATTGAAAAGGTTGTGATTACAAATCGAACGGATTGCTGTCAAGCTCGTTTGAGAAAAACTAAAATTCAACTCTCAAAGTCAGCTGACATGAGTTCACCCAAGGAATCCAGAGTTATTACCACAGAAGAAGCTCCAAAGGCTACCATTACATGGATGCCAAAATTAGGCGCCGAACTTACAGCCGCATAGGCAAATTAATTTCTAATTGTATTTTAATAAAGATGTCTCAACGACTTGGAATGGCAGACGGGCGATGCTTCACCCTCAACTCCTCAGCCCAACTCACCAACAACTACATCATGAACCAAAATGGTATCGCCCTCGAAGATAACTACAGCTACCGTCAACTTCTCCAAAAGCAAGGTCCAGAACTTCTCAACAAGATTCAAGAACAATCTCGTTCTACCTGCGACCCATGCGACCGATACACCGATATGTCCAAGACGTATTAGGTGAGCTAAATTCTCATAAAAACTTTAAAACCATACTCTAGAATGTCGCAATGTGCCATATGTCTCAATGACGTCAGATCGACGAGGACCAACCCTCCGATCCGATGTGGACATATGTTTCATTCCCACTGTCTAGAGGAGTGGAAAGGTAAAGGTAAGAATACGTGTCCCCTATGTAGAAAAATATTTGACGTTTCACAATTTAAGGTGACAGTGACGGTTCAGAACAATTACACAGCGCAGTCTAACGCTGTGTCATTGGAGAGTGAAGCCATTTTCAATATAATGGATATATTTGATATGTCTTTTGATGTTGAAAATACAGTGGATTTAGGCAGTCTTTTGGCTGACCTTGGGGTGAGTCTTTCCGACCTTGATTCCCTTATCCTTGACACAGAATGAGCTACAGTAGGTCTCGTAGTTTAACCCAGGATAGTTCCTTGAAGCCTTACGAGGATCTTTAATAGCCTTCCCCTTTGCATCAACCAGAAGCGGCCCCGTAGCCCACCCCCGCTTGTGGCTGAAGACATTAGCTTTTATAACAATCCGTTTATTTGGCGCAAACGTACCAGCACGCTTTACCCGAGAGAGTGGTATCTTGAAGAATTTGGCTACAGACTCTTGTGTGTCTCCAGGCTTGATTCGGTACTCGATGACGCCGTGTTGTACATAGAAGTGGAAGTCTCCTTGACGAATGTAGTTTGTTGGTCTTCCAGGACAGACAAACATCATAACTTTATAGTATCCCCTTTTACACTTCTCATTAGGCTTGACTTGGTAAATCTTACCGGGGTTGTCTGAGAGAACAGCCTTGGGGAGTCCAGTACACGTTGTGTAATCATTTGGTTTATTTGAGAGACCCGAGCGGTCACCTGGGATTGATTTTTGCCACCTGTAGGCTTCATAGTCGCCAACCGCATATGCGTAACAGTTGTTGTTACCTATACCAGTGGCAGTCCCCCAACGCTTGTTGGTGAACTTTCTTTCAGAACCACTCAGAGGAAGGTCCTTCTTCATTTGTAGTTTGTGTAGAAAAAAATATAGATACTAAGTAAAATGCAACTCCTTGACCGTGTCGCCAAGTCTGAAACCAAGTCGGATATGCTCACTGAGCTTCTCCTCTTCATTCTCAACATTCTCATCGCGACCTTTGTCCTCCGATTTGCGTGGAACCGATCCCTCGTGAAGCACATCACTATCTTCAAGCCAATTGAGACCATGCTTGATGCTTTCATCCTTGCGTTGTCCTTGAGCATCGTTCGGGCTTAGATTTCACTATAACCCACAATCTTTTCACCTTCTGGACTTACGAGGGTTGGAAAGGCCTCCATACCTGAACACCCCTCTTTATCACAATCTACGAATTTGTGGGGTTTTCCATTCTTCTTCATATAGTCCAATTGTTTTACCGTCCAACCACATCCCATGGTTCCGTACACAGTCCACTGTTTTCCGTTTGAAGCCGACCCAGCAATGGTAACATTCACGTTACGGAAAAGAATAAAGAGGGCGACGGCGACGAGAGCAATTATTATCATTTGTTGACGGCGCATAGTTGTATAGTATACGATTACATATTTTTTATGAATCTACACATTTGTTCTTTAGTCAATTTGGGATCTAACTTGAACATCTTTGCGAGATCTTCCTTTTTGTAGAGACGACACTTACGTTTGTCAATCTTGAGGTCACCATTTTTGTTGATGAAGACCTTGGGGCGTTGTGCGGGCGTAAACACTTTCTTGACCCGTTCAACGACTGGTTGAAGTCGCTTTTCGATTTCTCGCACTTGGTTCATCACAGATGGATCACGTTTCGCGAGACCGGGTCTCTTTAGTGGAGCCTTCTTCTTTTCTGCTTCTTTTTGGAGAACAGCTCGTGCGCGACGGATGGCACTTGAGGTGCCAATCTTCTTTGGTGCTGGTATGGGCATCACCAACTTCTTTGGTATTCTCTCCTTCCCTTGAAGGAATGGATGCTTTAGGATGTCATCATAGGTTGGGAGATCTTCGTGTTTCTTGAGACGAAGACGAAATGATTTAACGTCTGGACTTTCTCGGGTGAGATAACGAGCTGGAAAGAGATCTCTAATGAATTGTTTGACAGGTAATGATTTTGAATAATTGTACACAATATTGAGAAAGTAGTGCGCATCATACATATAGTGTGACTTTGTGGATATCCCCACATTATTCGCAAATTGCTTATCGTACACGGGATTTTTAACACCTTCTATCGTTGCGAGACCAAAGTCAATCATCACGGGTACATTACCCTCCATTACCATGATGTTGTTCCAATGAAGATCGTGGTGTCTAAACTTGGGATACTTTTCGTGGATTTTCTTGAGGTTTCCGATGACTTGTGAAATTACTTTTCTGTACGCAATCGCACTTGGTTGAGATTTAATCCAGTCTTCGAGTGATTGACCCTTGATGTATTCAAAATAAAGAATATCCTTATTACCACACGATTTGAAGTGATACATACGGGGAACGCCCATACCCCCAAGCTTCTGTGCGATACGATATTCCATCTTGGCGGATGCCTCGTTTGTAATCTTGATAGCGATTCGTGTTTTACAGGCGTCATCAAGGCATCCATAGAATACCGCACCATATTGTCCCGCCCCAAGCATCCTGAGTTTCCCCCCCTTTTCAATTTTAATTCCAGTATTCGAGAACATTTCTTGTTTTGGGTCACACGCCTTTGTACCTCTCAAAAACTTTTTGACTTCTTCACCGACCGCGTTCTTCTGGGCATCGGTCTTGGCGTTATTGGCAATATGGACGAGGTCTGCGAGTTTGGCCATACTTATTACATACTAACAAAATTTTCATCATACCACCTGACTACGGGATTATCTTCATCAAGGTCTGTTATAATGCCATACAGTTCAACTTCATCTACATGGCACATGGCATGTTCAAGTAAACTTATATTTTGACTTTCAACGGCACCGCACATAAGGGAACGACCCATGAGTGCCATGACTTCGGTCCATCGATATTGGGACAGTTCGCAACACGCAGACTTAAAGATCTGAAATAGGATACGTCCCATTGCGTGATCTTCATGTGCCGCAATTTGGTACAGCAAATACATTTCATCGTCGTATTCATATTCACCCTCACCCTCATACCTTATTTCAAAGTCAATATAGTCCACAATGTCTTCCTTCTTCTCACGGAATACTTCATAATCACCGCGGTTAATGAGATCTCGAAGTTCCCTATAATGCATGTTCTATAAAGTTTACGAGAAAAGAAAGTACTTAGGTTGTCTCTTCTCGTGAACAAGTGTTCACATTACAATTTAGATTTATATTTATTCTTCGTCTACTTCTTCATCTTCTTCCTCGACATCAACCTCTTCCTCTTCTGGGAGATCAAGGCCTTGGAAGGCGAACGATGGAAGCTTCGTGGATTGCTCCAAGAGGGCTTGTTGGAGACGGACAGTCACACCAAACTTGTTATCAATAAACCAGATGGAACTGACGTCAACAATGGCCATAACCTTTTGACCCTTTTCAACCGTATCAAGTGGAACAGCAGCCTTCTGCATGGTGTATGCTTCTGGAACAAACGAGCCATCTGGCTTCGTCGCAATCTTGAGCTTGAGGGTTGATGGGTATGGCTCCTTACCTGGACGGACAAGGGGCTTGTAGAGCGCTTCACGAAGAACCGCAACATTGACCTCCTTACCGAGCCACTCCTTGGAGTTTTCGGCGACAGTGTTGACAATGAGTTCATCAAGTTCCTTCAACTTGGCGTGAAGGTCCATCGCATCAGCATTGTCTGGGTCAAAAGAGAGATCCAAGGAATACGTCGTGCGTCCAGTACCCTCGTCGGTGAAGGCACTCAAACCATATGGAGAACGCATGAAGGGAAGTTGAAGGTAGAGCTTTTTGTTGTCGCCACCATTGAGATAGACGGTCTTACCGCCATTCTTATTTTTACGAAGTTTTGAAAAGCCCACAGAGGAGGCAGTGAAATCGGAGGATCGTTGGATAGCAAGCGACATTGTAGAGGGTATTATATATCTTCTTGGAGTCTCGACTTTAAGTCATTTTTTTTGTTGACATACACTAAAAGATAATCATGGGTCTCTTTAAAGACTGTGGCTGTGGGTGTAATGGTCAGAAGCAACAGGAGAAGTTCGTGACTTCCCTCATCTCAGGCCTCACCTTTTTCATCATCGCGAACCCCGAAACTTTCCGTCTCGTCAGGCGAGTTCTCGGGCCACGCATTGCGACCCCTAACGGTTGCCCATCAACTATGGGTCTCCTCGTACACACCCTCGTGTTCATCCTCGTCGTGTGGGGTATGATGAACGTCAAGAAGGAACTCCCCAAGATAAAGGAGATGGGCCCATCCGCGGGATGCTCGGGTTGCGCAGCCGAGAAGGTTGCGCCACCACCCCAACAAGCTGATGTTGTCATGCACCCAGGTATGGTGGACGCACCATTTGAAGACACCGGACTCCAACTTGAATCATTAGATCTCAATTCTATGTAAGGACAAAGGAGCGATCCGTCGTTTGTTCAATTTTTGAAAAATTGATATTTTTAATTTTTTCGTATATGTTATTCACATGTTTACTGGTAATCATAAAACAATTCTCAATAAACATTTGACCATTGTGTTCTACAATCAGAGGTCCGGGGCTGCCAACCACTGATTGTAAAATTGCGTGCTGCATGTGTGCGTGCTTGTGTTATGTAGCATTCTATTCTTTAAAACTCTTCGTCAAATCCAATGTCGTCGGTGTCGTCATCCAGTTTACCATAGTCCCCGACCCGCTTCTCGAAGAAGTTTGTCTTCCCGTCCAAGCTGATATTCTCCATAAAATCAAATGGGTTCTTTGAGTTCCAAATGGCTGGCACCCCAATCTGTTTGAGGAGACGATCCGACACGTACTCAATGTACTCGGACATCTTCTCAGAGTTCATACCGATGAGATTACAGGGGAGGGCGTCCAAGATGAACCCCTTCTCAATCTCCACAGCCTCCTTCACGATTGTGTGGAGGGTCTCAGTACTGGGTCTATTGCGCAAAGTCTTGAAGAGTTCCACGGCAAACTCTTGGTGGAGACCCTCATCGCGGGAGATGAGTTCATTTGAGAAGCAGAGACCTGGCATGAGACCCCGCTTCTTCAACCAATAAATAGCGCAGAACGAGCCCGAGAAGAAGATCCCCTCCACACACGCGAACGCGAAGAGGCGCTCAGCAAATGAGCGAGACTTCTGGTCAAACCACTTCATTGCCCACTGCGCCTTTTTCTCAATACAGGGAACTGTCTGGATAGCTTCAAAGAGTTGCTTTTTTTCTGATGGGTCTTTGATATACTTATCTATGAGTTTTGAATATGTTTCGCCATGAACCATTTCATTATGGCATTGGTACGCATAGAATGAGCGCGCTTCGCTTATCTGTACCTCATCTGCGAAATTGTTATTGATATTCTCAAAAACAATTCCATCGGACCCAGCAAAAAACGCCAGGATATACTTTATGAATTTCTGTTCATTCTCATTGAGGGACTTCCAGTCGTCCAAGTCCTTGGAGGTATCTACCTCTTCAGCAGTCCAATTGGACATTTGAGCCTTCTTATAGAGATCCCAGAGGTGTGGATACTTCAGGGGGAACACAGTAAATCTGTTTAGGGTAGGCGCCAAGATTGGCTCATACTCCTCCTCCACCCATTCTTGAAATTCAAAGTAGTTTCCGATGCGACGTCCATCACTAAATATTTGAGGGTAAGTGTCAAGCCTACCATCACACAACGTCTTGAGATCCTCCTTCTCAATCATAACCTTCTCATACTCCAACCCCTCCGTTTCACAAAGTGTGACGGCGTGGTCGCAATATTGGCATCCTTCCTTCGAATAAATTGTGATTTTCATCTGTAGTATTATCCCTGATAATTTTTTGCTTGAAAACTCTAAGCATGATTGTACCATCTGAAATAATTGAAGACGATATAGTCAAACTGTTAGTAAACGAAGACGACGTAGAAGACGAAATGTACGCAGTTGTGGGAATGAACACTGGCCTGGTACTTGGGGTGCGATATCTAAACCCTACTGAGCTCATATATAAATCCGCCTGTGTCTATCAACTTGAAGATGGTGATATGAACCCCGCACCCTACGAGAGTGTTATGGAACACTACCCAAGTGGGACAACGTTTGAAGATTTGGAGATGAAATCCCTCGGTGACAAAATGTATGCGTTTTATTCTGAAATTGATATTGAGGATTCTGACTCTGAAATCTATGACGAAGATGAGAGTGACTCGGAAATGGACGACTTTATTGTCCCCGATGACGAGATTGACGGACAGGTGATACCACCCTCTAACTATAAGTCTATAGACAAGGAATGGAATGAATGGAAACCCTCAACCCCAGGCGCTCGGAGTTTTAAAGAGACTGTGGATGCGATTGAAGCACTGGCAAAAATACACGCAGATAACCTAAGTTTCGGCGCGTAATTCCAAAAACTAAAAAAGCTCGCCCACATTCATACTATGATGCTGGCAGCTATCTGGTCCGATTTGGACCAACTATTACCTAAAAAGATCGAACAAAAGCCAGTGAATACCAATTTTTGTCGCGAGTGCTCGGGGGTGAAAGTTATTTCACCAGAGGGCCTCCCCACCTGTTCGGAGTGTGGTCTCGTGGAGGACAACTTCGTAGATGACAGTGCCGAATGGACGAGTGGAATAACCGATGATGGACGTGTGAATGATCCCTCTCGGTGCGGCAACCCAAACGCAAATCCCGAACTCTTTTCCCAGAATTGGGGGAAGGGTACTATTATTTCAACGCAACGCTCATCAACCTACGAGAACAAACGAATGGCAAAGATTAATTTCCATATGTCTATGAATCATAAGGATCGGTCACTCTTTCACGCGTACCGTGATATAGATGAGGCATGCCATACTCTACCAGACACAGTCCTCAAGGATGCCAAGATGATGTATAGAAAGTTCAACGACGAGAAGTTGACCCGAGGTGCGGTGAGACTTGGAATCAAAGCCAATTGTGTTTTGTACGCGTGTCGTCTCGCACAATTTCCGAGAACAACGAGGGAGGTTGCCGATATGTTTGGCATTCAATCCAAAGATATTAGTCGGACAACCCAAATATTCAAAGATACCATTATGGGTATCACCGAGAAGAACTATGTGACGAAATCCCATGATGTCATGCAACGGCTTCTCAACTCCTTTGATATCTCGCGCGAAGATAGACTTAGATGTAACAAAATGTGTGGAGCAACGGATGACTGTGTGGAACTTATGAGTAAGACACCAAATAGTGTAGCTTCAGCAATCATCTATATAGTTCTTAGCCCCGGGATCACAAAGGCACACGTGTGTGAAAAGTGCTCCGTATCTGTACCAACACTCAACAAAATTGAGAATATTATCAAAAAACACTTAGAGGCTAAAAGTCTATTGTAATAAAGAATGGTAAAGTTGTTCCTATCAACGCCATGTTATGGGGGTCTTTGCTTAGAAAAGTATATGTCCAG